AGCCCTCTCGCTTAAGCGCAAACATGCCGTGCCAAAGGCTCGTCCAGCATACCATAGACCACCTAAAGAATCACCAGACTGTGGCTTTAAGCTAATGCCAGGCCACCAGATACTGACAGTCCAGGTAGACCTCAATCGTCAACGCCTTCCACATCTACCCCCATCTACCAAGCCTCCAGAATGGTTCACCTACGAGCTACGAGCAGGCGAGCTACATGGCGATGCCCAATCCAATCTCATTGTGGCCTATGGAGACACAGATGGCATCATGTACTTCGTAGACGTATACCAGTATAAGAAACGGATACTTAGCGAGCCATGCGAATCCGCTGAAGAAGCTACCAGATTGTTTGACGCACTTGTCACAGCAGCCACAATGGTACTATACGGTGTAGGCAAACGCAAGAGTAATCTAACCGGCAAACGCTTGCAACCTCAATCTGGAGCATATTTTCCAATAGACTGGCGCCATCTTCCGGTCTATGGGCCATTATTCAGGGATATTGCAGTAGTTATTCCTCAAAAAGAAAATGGAGAGGAGATTATAGACAGAGAGGCTTATTATAGGAAGAAACTTGGCATGATCTAAGGGGCCTATAAATGACGTAACTCGTTGATAATCAACAATGTGGTCGAACCTCAGACTAGCGCGAGGTTTGACCACAGCCTGATAATCAGTAAGTTATAAGATGTGTGGTCAAACCTCAGACCCCCCTATTTAGGTGGACGACTATTGACCACATGACATCGTAACTTGTTGATTATCAGGCAATTAGTTGACATTGTGTAGTTAAACCTTAGACCTGTTTTAAAAAACCTGAACCTTTATGGAAAAAAAATTATTTTTTTTAATTCACTCAAACTAACCATCTATAGGTAGGTAGTACTACCTATTGATAGTATTAATTTAACACGATTTTATTTTTTTTTTCCAGTATATGTGAAAATCAAAGTGACCACCCCTTAGGTTAGACCACAATTTTTTATAAATGCCTGTATTTCAATAAATTACAACTTTTTTTGCCACCCTGAGGTTTGACCACATCTAAAAAAGGTTTGACCACAAACAATTGACAATCAATTACTTATGGAAAACTATAGACAGCTAGCCAGAGATTTCTGGGAGCAAGCGACTATCGGTCAGTCGGTACTAATCAAAGGTCAAGCAGCCGGCGAGGACGTGTTATCGGAGTTAGCCAAATGTGACCTGGCAGAGAATTTGGTGGATGATGGCAAGGGACTACGCAGGAGGCGAGAACGACCTAAGAACTGTATAGGCGGATATAATGCACAGAAACAATTTCGGTATCAGGTAGATACCAGGGACGCAATTAAACACTACACTATATGGAGAGTTCAATGATGTATGAAGACCAGCTACAACAAGCATGTATCATGTGGTGGACTAACGTAGCCACAAGAGGCCATTCTTCTTCTTTGAGGAAACGCCTACACTGCAACAATAACAATTCACATAATCGGGTAGCAGGGAACAGGGCTAAAGCCATGGGTGTACAACCTGGGGTAGCAGACCTTGAGTTGATGCTACGGGATGGGAGGACTTGCTTCATAGAGTTGAAGCGGCCAGGAGGCGTGCAGTCTAAAGACCAGCATGAGTTTGAGATACTATGTAAGGAGTTAGGCCATGAGTACCATCTGGTCTATAATATTGAACAATTTAAAACTATTATCAATGGAAGATTATAAACATCACTGGCAGGTAGTCAACCGAGGCCAGGTAGTTGCCATCAACAGTCCAGAGGACTTGTGGTTCATAGCATGTGCCTACTTCAAGTGGTGCGATGAGCACCCGCTACAAGGTACAATCAGGCCGTATAATATAAAGGGGCTATGTCTACATGGAGGGTTCTCCGAGGAATATCTAAAAGACCTGCGGAACATGAAGGACAGGGATAGCTTATGGTGGCATGTGGTGGCCAGGATAGTGTATGTGATACACCTACAGAACATTGAACTGGCTACAATCGGCTCGTACAATGCCGTATTCATTAGCAAACTGTACAAAATGGACACAGAAGAGCCCCAAGAAGGGGCTATAAAGATAGAAATGGTAACAAATGTGCCCAAGCTATCGGCTAGTGAGAATGAGATTTTGACGAAAATGAATTTGGAAAATGACATTTTAGGCAATGCAAAAAGCTAAAAAATACGAAAGAGCAATTTGGTTTTCCAAAATTTTTAGCCCATCCTGCGATGGCCGATAGTACCTCATCGACGATGACCTTCGTAGTCCACCAGGTTAGTGTACTTGTACTTTGGCATGGTATTTGTAGCCCTGCCAGGTTGTCAGTGTATAACTTGTGTATAAACTTATTTGGTAATGTCATATAAAACCCCTATAGCAGCCAAATTGCATACCTTTGGCTGCTGTATCAAGATAAACCATTAAATGTTAAAATTTTGTTAATGGATAAAATAAATTTTGTGGTTTGAGCTAAAATGCTTATGAGCGCAAAACAGCCAAAGCAGCCAACAAAATAAATTTGGAAGTATTGTACAAAATATGTATTGCAGCAGCCAAAGCAGCCAAAGCAGCCAAAGCAGCCAATTTGTACAAAAGTTGCAAAAATAAATTTGGTGGTTTAAACAAAAATACAGGGGGTCTATACATATAAAAAAAGTATAATACTAAATTGCACCATTGGCATTTTAAGGCACCTTCCTGCCCGTCAAATATTTTATGGCATAAGTATCCACCTTTGGCATTATCTGCCAAATTTGGGCAAATTGGACTTATAACAAAAAAATATATATATGCTAAAATTTGGATTGTTGGTTTATTTGTTGTACGCGCGCGCGCCTTCCTTTATACATTGCCAAAGCAGCCAAACCCAGGCAAGTACACTAATTTAGTGTACTTAAAATTGGCAACATACCAAAGCAGCCAAAGCAGCCAAAAACAGTTACATTATATATATGCCCAAAGCAGCCAAAAAAAATAATTTAAAAATATTTTGGTTGTTTTGTACTTTGTATTGCTTGGGCATATATCTTTGTATCTCACAAAACAAAAAAGCCAACATTATGGAAGCAGTTATCTTTATCGGTGGTATTATTACCCTTATTTCAATCATTATTCGCTTTGTATCAACTGGCAAAACTGGCCACAATACACATAATGATGTGTATTAAGCCAAAGCAGCCAAATTATTAAACCACAAAAAATTTAAGAACACATGAAACACATTTTAATTTTAATTGACATTTGCCTTTTACCCTTGTTTATTACTGCCATATTCACTTTGGCAATATCTTACAGCTGCTCTTATAACTGCTTCAAAACTCCATTACCTTACTTTGTATTTTTCATTTCAATGTTTGGATATGTTTGTTTTGTGGCAGAGGAAAAGCAGAAAGCCAAAGCAGCCAAAAAAATCCGTTAATTATCTTGTTTATTCGTTTATTTATTTGTATATTCATTTTTTATTAAACAGCCGAAAGGCAAAAAACCAAATCAGTTATGTCAGAGATTAATGTTATCAACCCGCTCAGCCTTGTTACAGAAAACAATCGTGTTAACCTTGAAAACGGCACAGAAGCCAATGAAGCAGCAGCAGCAGCAGCAGCAGCAGCCAAAGCAGAAGCAGAAGCAGCAGAAGCAGAAGCGGAAGCGGAAATTTGGAGTGACAAGTACACAAATGAAGCATTGGTAAAATTGCGCACAGAAGCAGAAGCAGCAGCAGCCAAAGGACAAACCTTCAAATTTGGCACAAAAGGATACATGCAATCCTTTGAAGCAGTGCAAGCCATAACAGCCAAAATAAAGGCTGAAATTGCAGGTATTAAAAAGCAGGAAGTTGAAGCAGCCAAAGCAGCCAAAGTGCAAGCAATAAACGACCAATTTGAAGCAGTTGCAGAAGCATTCGAAGCACTTGGAGTCAGTAAAGCCAATGGAGTGCCAACAGAGGTTTATGATGCTGAAAAGGCAGCAGCAACTGCACTTTTGGACGGCTGCAAAAACCTTGTACTTGGAGCGCCAAAGCAGCCAACAGCCACAGCAGCCAACAGCGACCAAAGCAGCCAAAGCAATGGAGCTTCACATGGCAATGTTAATTCTGCCATAATCAGCGAATATGTTGAACTTCGAAAAGGTATGAACCACACAGAGGCAGTCAAAGCCTTACAATCTGCACCGTACAATAACGGCGAAGGCTTTAAACGTGGTTCTGTCAATACATATACCCGCAATTATCGCTTAAGCATTGGCGAAATAACCGAGTAAGCTAAAACGGCCAAATTGGCAGAGCGGATATAGTTGGGGAAAAATTTCCCCAACTTTTTCCTGGCCCCTACCTACCCTCACAAATTTTTTCCAGATTTTTAAGCTAAAGCGTATATATGAATCAGTCCTTAAGAGTAGTTGTCTAAGTCTCTCTTGCCTGGAAGTAGGTCAATGTACCACTCGATGGCTTAGCATGGGAGCCTCCACTTTCTTTTTGAGGAACAGCAGCTAAATTACTAACATGGAAGACCGCATCAAAGCCTTAGAATTCGCAGTAGCCGTGATTGCAATTGTTGCACTCATAGCATTATCCGGAAGTATATTAGCCCTGGCACATGCAATGCCGGATGTCTAAACCCCTTAGTTTTTACCGGTTTTGAGTTATTCACCTCAACAGTAAAAATGTGGATAACTTTTTTTGGAAGCATGAGCTTAGCTAACCACCTTTACAGGGCAGAGCTTGAAGCGTGACATGCCTATCCTATTTAGCCTTCTCTCTAACAAGGCTGACCTAACGGAAAGCCAGTTACATGCCTTGATGGAGATTGTTAAGGCTATAATAGCGGCAGCGGTTACCTTCTTCGTCATTAGACGGCACATGCGCAAGGAGCGAAAACGGCAAGAGCAGTTAGACAGGATTGAGAAATCGGCCAAGCAAAACAGAGACTATGACAAGCAATAAGTATGAAGTGTTCACCAATTTGGACGGAGACAGAGGCTCTGTTAGCAAGCGGAGCTAGACGCATTATACACCAGGGCGGTCAGAATAGCGGTAAAACCGTAAATATTCTTGGAGCGCTAGCCAAGACGCTGTCGGAGGAGAGGGAGCCTAGCGTAAATACAGTTACTTCACAGAGTTTTCCGCACCTAAAGGGTGGCGCACTAAGGGATTTTGAAACGTATATATATCCTACTTTTAAGCGAGCTATAAGTAAATACCACAGGACAGACCATTTGTTTACGTTTACTAGTGGCTCTATATTAGAGTTTAAGGTCTTTGAAACTGAAATGGCTGCGCATGGGCCTAAAAGAAAACGATTGTTTATAAACGAGGCTAACACTTTCCCATATCCAATCTTTTTTCAGCTAGACTCTCGGTCGGACCAAACGATTATAGACTATAACCCTAGTTTGCAATTCTGGGCGCATGAAAAACTACATCACCAGGATGGCAACCATCTTCTCATTAGCGATCATACGCATAACCCTTTTCTTAGTCCTAGTAAGCACCAAGAAATAGAGGATATTTGTATATTTGGCAGAGATGATGATGGTAAAATAATCTTTAATGACAAGGGTGAACCACTGGTTATTAGAGGCGACTATGAATTATGGAAGGTTTACGCTAGAGGCTTGACAGGTAATATACAAGGTATTATATTCCCTAAATGGCAGATGATAGACGAGTATGACTATCCTGAGGACACAGATAGCATATACAGTATTGACTTCGGTTATACTAACGACCCATCTGCCTTGATTAAACAGACCCTGGTAGGCAACACTCTATTCATTAAGGAACTGGCCTATGAAAGCCCACTAAGTGCGAGAGAAATCGTCAGGCTACTGAGGGCCAATGATTTTTCTTTTGAGGAAAGCCCCCTCTACTGCGAACATGACCCCGATATGATTAGGGAGCTAAGAAAGTTCGGAGTTTACAATGCTCTCGCTGCCAGGAAAGGAGCAGGTAGCATAAAGGCCGGTATCAGACTACTAAACACCTTCGATGTACGTTACACCAATAATAGTAAGAACATCCACAAGGAGCGTAGTCTATACATTTACGAATTTGACAAAGTTTCAGGTAAATTTACTAATATACCAATCGAGTATAACAACCACGCTATGGACGCCATCCGATATGGTACCTATAGTCATTACTTGCGAGCAGAAGCAGCATAGCGAATGGGAGGGTGGGGGCAAATTTAGTAAGCGAGCCCTGGGCAAGTCCGAACATTAGCCCTCATCGCCCGTTCGTTATTTTGGTTTCTTCCTTCGGCAATTAGTAGGCCCGGCTAGTCTTAGTAGGGTAAATTTTTAATTATGAAGTTAGATATTGTAACAAACCAAGCTATTGAACAAACCACAGACAAAATCATAGCGCTATCCCGAGTGTTAGAAATTGTCACTGACCCTAATAGAGTACTTCCAGTCGTAGCCCAAAGGCTAGCAGAAGTCTCTTGCGAAAAGCTATTAAACCTAATTAATGGAGTCAGCACTGCAACTACACAAGAGGGAAATCATTAAGATGCCTACACAAACGCTGGATTTAACCGGCGGTCTTTTTGGCACTATTGCCAGGAAGCGTATTCCATTCCCTACTGGCAAAGATTTTATTCCACTAGATAATGATAGCAATGTCTTATATCTAACCAAGGATGGGCAACCACATTGGCTAGGCATGGACAAGAAAAACATGCAGTATTGGGCCTATCAATACTGCGCACCACTGGCCGGCGTAATAGACCGACTAGCGGAAGCCGATACTAACGGTCGTGTGAAGTTCTTGCATGACAAGGACATGAAGAAGGTAGACAATATATCCAAGGTTCCCAAGCTGGCCAGGATAAACACTTTGCTAAAGAACCCTAATCCATTTCAAACTTGGCAGGAGTTCAATAGCGAGCAGATTGTCTACTGCAAAATCTTCGGGTATTGCCCGATATTTTGCGTAGGGCCAAAAGGTATGGACAAGAGCTATACAACTGGCATGTTCAACCTGAACCCTGTGTTCTGTAGCCCTACAAAGAAGGATGAAGTAGACATCTATTCTGATAAAATTAATCCTGTAGACTACTGGGAGATTAAGATTTTCGGTCAGTCTATCAAGATACCTCCAGACGATATTTTAGTAGTTAAAGACGGATTCATAGACAACGATGGCGATGGCCTACCGATGTCTAAATTATGCGGTCTCGATTTTGCGATAAGCAATATTTGTGCAGCTATGGAAGCTGACAATGTGCTTTTACGCAAGAAGGGGCCGCTTGGCATTTTTAGTTATGACCCGAAGCCGGATAATGTAGCTGGCTATCTTCCAATGACTAATTCCTCAAAGGATGAATTGCAGAATGAGCTATCTAGGTACGGTCTGTCTCTTAACATGCTACAGTACATAATTTCCAGGACTCCTATAAAGTGGAACCCTGTATCTTTCGATGCTACACAATTAAAAACTAAGGAAACAATACAACAAGGAACTGACCAGATTTGCGATAGGCTAGGTTATCCGGCAGAGCTAATGTCCGGCAAGAACGCAACCTACGAGAATAGGCACACGTCAGAAAGATTCCTATACCAGAACAACATCATCCCTTTTTCTTTGAGGAGAATGGCTCGCTACGATAAGTTTTTCGAGCTAGATGACTACACACTCATACAAGATTTCACACACATAGCCGTCTTACAGGAGGATATCCAGAAGGCGGCCACAGCGTTTAAGGATAAGACTACAGGCTTAGACTTGATGTGGAAGTCTGGTCTTTTATCCTATAACGAGTACAGGGTTGAATTGAAGATGGACAAAATAGCAGGCAAAGACGATTATTTTTACACTGATTATACTAGAGAAAATGAAGTACCATCCGAAGATAGAGGAGGCAATGCGCCAGGCGCTACCAATAAACTACCGGACAGTAAAAACGGAAGTAAGCCAAAGCCAGTTGGACAAAAGAGTAGTTGAAGGCTATGGCAATATGTGGAGTTCTAAAAACGAGCATCATGAGAAGTTCGTTAAGGGCTGTTGGGCTAGGTCTATAAAAGAGAATGGACCAGGTAGCAACTCAAACTATCAAATCAAGTTCAGGGATAGGCATGCGCGTGCGTGTTCACTATTCGATGCACTGGAAGAAGATAGCCAAGGCTTGCACTTCCGCACAAAACCGTTAGACCCTGTATCCTGGGCAGACGACTTATTAGTTCAGCTAAGAAGTGGTACAATGAACAATTTCTCTAATGGTTTCAAGTTCAATTGGGACAAGGTAGAGTATGACGACAAGGATGATTGTCTAGTAGTAATCGAGTCAAGACTATTTGAAATATCAGCCGTAGAGGTTCCGTCAGATATGGAAACATATGCACAGCGTAGCCTGGACAGGCTGGAACTAAACGACGAAATTGAAGGCTTCATAAATGACTTGTCTAAAAGCAAGCAGCTTGAAGCTAGAGACCTTATATCTAGATGTATGATGGCTGGTAGTAAAGAGCCGCTGGATAGAAAAGCACTCACTGAACGTAGCCGCTCTAAATCTGGATTGGATTATCATTTCCTAATTAAAAATCTCTAAAAAGATGAAAAAAACCTATTTCAATCCAGCGGCTATGCACTTTGTGCAGCACTTGCCTAAGATACAAAGCCGCCGGATGCCAGGGACAAGACTAGCTGCATATAAAAGTGATGCTAGCGATAATCCTTCTGACGATACGGCTACAGAGGAGGATTTGCTAAAGAAGATTGAGCAGCGTGTACAGGCTCAATTGAAAGATGTAGCCTCAAAAGAAGAATTGGAGGCTATCCGTAATAGCCAAACTGAGGGTCTTAAAGGTCTGAACCTAGACCAACTGCGTAGTATCGCTGATGAAAAAACTGGTGTCTTAGCAATGATGACTCGTCAGGGTTTAGAAATGCAGCGTCTTGAAACTAAGATGAATAGCATGAACAAGCAAGGTGAGGATATGTCTGTTAGGGCCCAGGTAGTACGTTGGATGGAAGAAAACAAAGGTGCTATCAAGCAGATACGTTCAGGTGAGGCAGCAGCTTCACTAAAGCCTTTGGATTTGCAGATGCGTGTAGTAGCAAGTCCAATGACTGTTGCTACAGTTAATCCGTCTAACTCACAGTACATTACAAGGGTAGAAGTAGAGCCTGGAATTAATGATTTCCTTAGAGCTGCACCAACCTTTTGGGACTATCTTACCAAAGGCAAAACCAATGCGTCTACTTATGTATGGGTGAACAAAACTAATCCACAGGGCGCTGCTGCGTGGATAGGGCCAGGCCAGTTGAAACCTGGTGTTAGCTTCGAAATGGTTACTGACATTAGCAATGCCAAAAAGATTGCTGACAGTGCAAAGGCCACTACGGAGCTACTCGAGGACATTGACGGCATGGTGACTATGATTGAACAGGAGTTGCGCTACCAAGTTATGATAAAAGTGAACGCTACCCTGCTGAACAACGTAGGCTCTGCTACCACTCCAACTGGTATCCGTCAGCTGTCTACGACTTATACGTTGACTACCATCAAGACTACGACTCCGAATATGGCTGATGCTATTCGTGCAGCGATAGCCCAATTGCGTGGTGGTTTGCTAACCGGCGAAATCACAGTGTTCATTAATCCGGTAGATTCTGCAAATATGGATATGCAGAAAGCTACATCTTCCGGTGTCTATGTCCTGCCACCATTTATGACAGCAGACGGCAAAACTATTGCCGGTGCTAAAATCGTGGAAGAAGCCGGTGTGCCAGCAGGGTTTTTTCAGGCAGGATTTATGCGTTTCTATAGAGTCCTGATTTACAAGCCATTTACCATTAGCTGGGGTTGGGAAAATGATGACTTCACTCACAACTTAGTTACAGTAGTTGGTGAGATGAGGCTACATCAGTTCTTCAACCAAATTCATACAGGCGCATTTATCTATGATAGCTACGCCCGTATCATCCCGCTAATAACAGCCTCCGGTACTACTAGGGAGACTCCTCCAGAAGGTACTCCAGAAGGACAGCCTGACGCACCTGGCTCTTATAGCCCTCATGACACTACTCATGGTGGTGGTGTAGATGAAGGTAATGTTAGGGAGGGGCCTGCTAATGTAATGGGTGTTAAACCTATTACAGGAACGACTGGAGTTAAACCTCCAGACATAGGCAGAGGCCCAGTAGAACCACCAAAACCTGAACAAAGATAATCATGGCTAATTTAATAGACCCTTCGTTCTTCATTAGGGATATCAAAATCCCTAATGCAACGTATCCGAACATAGCTCAAAATATCGAGCAGTACATAGCCAAGTATGAGCCGCAATGTCTAAGGAGCATACTTGGCCATGATATGTACACTAAACTTATCTTGGAAATAGATACGCCAAGAATGCAGGATCTATTAAATGGCAAAGGGCCGTGGATGGGATTAGTGAACGAGCCAGCTAAGGACAGTCTTATTGCTTATTACGTCTATTATTTCTTTGAGGAGTCAATGGCAACGCAATCTACAGGCGTAGCCACTTCGATTACAAAGGACGAGAGCGCAATGAACGTTAGTCCGGCTGACAAGATGATAGCCGCTTGGAACCAGTTTAGTTATCGTGTTACAGAAATGTACTACTTTATGACTGGAACTAAAGACATAGACGGCAATCCTATGTATCCTGAACTTACCTCTGATATGGTTTACTATGGTATGGAACAATCAAGGCCTATAAACTACTTCGGTATATGATTGAAGGTCAAGTACTATATGACGTGTTCAAAAACGCTGTAGCCAAGATGAAAGTTCCTGGCTACGCCAGCGTGAACTTTGAAGGCGGTCGTAGCTATAACATAGTTAAAAGCCTAATAGAGAAGGATAATGTTCAGGTATTGCAATCACTAAAGTACCCGCTCGTAGCTGTTCTTATGCCAGTGTCCGAAAGTATTGGAACTGGTTTTCAGGTTGTTAGAGTAAATAGAATTGTCATAGCCCATTTGACTAATCCCGACATTGGGGTTGACCAACGCTACAGTTCTACAGAAATTTTTAAAACAGTGTTGTACCCTTGTTATGTTGAACTACTGAGGCAACTAGCTTTTTCCACTGCTACTAGCATCGGAGACCCTTGGGCTATACCTCACAGTAAGTTCGACAATCCTTCTAGACAGCCTGTCGGTCAAGGTTTGCAGGACTATGTTGATACTATTGAAATTGGTAACTTGGAACTAATATTACATCAAATTAAAACTTGTTAATAACATGGGAGCTATAGTAAAAGCGTGCTCAGTAAATGTTACGGTAGGAAATACCGGCAAAGAGTGCGACACCGCAATGGCTGCTACTGCTATGTTGATTGCCCTGCACAGTACAGTTAAGTTCGACGACCAGGACTTAGCAGACCCTGTGCCTTGGATGCAGGGACTGATACATGATAGAGTAGCATTTCCGATATTTGGCCAGGAAGCGCCGATTAGAACTATCACCAACAATGCCGAGAGTGACGTCTTGGTAACCTTAGATGATGGTCTACAGGTGTTCCTCCGCTACGGAGTTTATAACCGCATCTTCGAGACTACTTCCGGTGGTTTCTGTTATGCGAAGTCACTCCAATCATTCAACAAATCTGGCTACCGCATCCTTGAGCTAGACCAGACTGGTCAGATGCTGGCCAGGAAGAACAGCGATGGAACCTATAGCGGTTTCATAACTGACTTTATGTATGCGCCTTCGCCTATATGGGCAGACTTCAAAAACACTCCGTACAAGAACAGGTTCCAGATTAGCTACAGTCCTGTGGAAGTAGTTAATAACGGTATCATCTTTCAGGGTGCAGAGGAGCTACTGTCTATGATGGGATTGATTGACGTAGAGCTTATCCTTGTACCTCCTCCTACTACCACAGTTATCAAAGTAAATGTAAGGACAGAATGTGCAGGCACAGATTTAGTTACATTGTACGGAACTAAGTTGGCCGAGCCAGGAATGTTCGTAGTAAGGGATGATACTGGTGCAGCTATTGCAACTGTACAAACAGTTGATAGCACAAACAGATTGGTAAGCATTTCAGGCACATTCGTTAGTGGAAAGACGTACACTGTAGCTGGTGGTGCTCCTACACTATGGTATGACGAAGGTGTAGAAGGCTACGATGCTTCTACTGCCGGTATGCTGAATGTGACTATACCATAAGGATTTCATTCCCATACACTTCGTGTTCAAACAACGCACAACCTGCTATTCTTAGCGGGTTTTGCGGTTAGAAATGGGCTTTGAAAAAACTATATCGTTCCTAAAGAGACACATGAAAGGTGAAGCACCTAGCGGAATGACTTTGCAGCAAAAGATAAACAAAATACTAAATGAGAACAGAGATTTCTTAGAAGAATTACTAAAGACTCAATTGGCAGAAGGCAGAGATAGATATGATAAGCCTGTGACTATAACAGATGAAGATGGAGAAAGGACATTCTATAAGTACAGAACTATACTTAGAAAAGGAAGAGAAGGTACAGGACTAGGAGCACATATAGCCTGGATTACAAACTATATGTCAGGTAGCTTTTATTCGTCTATCGAAGCAAGAGTCTATGGTACAAAGTTTTCGTTCTCAAGCGATGTTCCATACTATGATAAAATAGTATTTAGAAGTGGTGATAAGATAATGCACTTGAGTGACAGTAGCATGAAAATACTAATGGAAGAAATTATACGACCACAACTAATGGCAATGAACAATGTATGAAGACTATACTATCAGAGAGTTTATGGATGCTTTGTTTAAAGGAAAGACAGATGTTATTAGCAAAGATAATTTAGAAATTATATATACAGAGTATATAGATACTGCCGGACTGTATGACTTAGACGAATTCAATAAGGTAGGCTATGTACATTTTCTGAACAGTAGGATAAACACAGTTAAGTTAGCAATCGAACTACAGACGTTATTCCTCAAAGAATTTAAACAACCGTATAAGCCTAACTTTACTTTCTTTAGAAAATATGGTTACAAGCTAGAATGGAATAATGATGAACTTGATTTCCTTGAACAGCTAGCATCTATACAGACAAGGGAACTGAAATTTGTTAGTCAGCTTGAAGTGAAAATGAAGGAGTTAGTCGATGATAGAAAAAAGAAAAGCAAAGGAGCTAAAGAAGATAACGCCAAAGAGAAAAGAGGTAGCTTCATCAAGACTCTTAATTCTTTGGGGAAAATCGGCTACAAGATTGATAACTATAAGACGACTGTGGAAGAACTCGCTTATATGATTAAAGAACAAGTAGAACAATAGCTATGGACGATAATGACGTAATGAATGTCGCACTAAACATGGGAGGCGACTTCAATGAAGCTAGTCTGACCATGTTGCAAGAATTCGTGTTAGCTTTTGAAAACTTAAGTAAAGCTACGTCTGCCACTTTTAAGCCGGCAGGAGGTGGAGGTCTATCTGAATTTCAAACGTCACTACAAAATGTCAATACACAGCTACAGGCGTTAAACGCTAACCTTGAGAAAGTTAAAACAGGAACTGCCGGTGTAGGTACTGCTACTAAGAGTACAGCTGGTTCTGTAAAAGTGCTAACTGACGAGCAGATGGCGCTAAAAGTACAGAATGAGGAAATGAACAAAAAGAACAAAGAGTTCCATCAGAACAATAATCAAATGTTCAATGATAGGCAAGCCCAAGCTACTAAAGAAAGAGAAACCAAAAAGCAAACTAGTCAATTACTAACAAAAGAGCAGGCAGACCAAAAGGTTGCTAATAAGTTGCACAATGACCAAATGATAAAAAGTGCTCAATTAGATAATGAAATATTCCAAAAGAAATTAGCTCAAACAGAAAAAGAAAAAGAAGCTGCTAAAGAAAAAACCAGACTACAAAGAGAAGGAGACCAACAAAAAAAGTCAGAACTAAAAACTATACAAGACAGTAGCAATGCCCTTTTGGTTCTAAAAAGAAATGCCAATGAAGCTGCAACGGCTTATGCTAACGCTGTTAAAAGTTCTGGAAGCAAGGATAGTCCAGAAGCTGTAGCAGCATTGGATAAATTTAATAGAGCTAACAAAGACCTCAATGAAATGAATGTTTCATTAGGACGGGCTAGCAGCAATGTGCAATTGTTCGGAGGTGGTCTAAATACCGCCTTTAACTATATGCGTCAGATGGCGTACATTCTACCTGGATTAGGTATTGCAGGTATATTCAATCTTGCATTTGAAGCTATTGGTAAAATAATTAGTGCTTTGGGTTTATTCAATGATAAACAAACTGAAATATATGAAGCTAGTCAAAAAATAGCTGAATCGTATAAAGAGCAATTATCTATTATGGAGGAGTTGAGAGATACTACTCAAGAGCTATGGAATACTTATTCGCAGTCACCGGAAGGTCTAAATAGAATGAATGAAGAGCTAAAAGCTAGAGGTCATGCACTTGACGAAATATTCCCAAAGGAAATAGATTATCTTAAAAAAGCGACAGAAGAGTCTAAGAAAGCTGCTCAAGGTGTAGCTGGTTCATACGAAGGTAATGTAGATGAAATGGTAGTAACACTAGAACACGAGCTTTTTGCAATTGATGAAATGCAGAAAAAGATACAAGAGCTAACAAGAAATAGAGACCTATTATTAGGAAAAAAAGCAGGTACAGTTAGTCAAGATGACTTTAATAATCAATTTGATTATCCAAAATATGGAGAGTTTGACATTTTAGCTTTTAACCAAGCTATAAAATCAGCACAAGATAGTAGAGATATACAAAAGACAATTTACGACCAGGCTTTTTCAACAGTCAAAACCTATGCTGATAACAAAAAGGCTCTACTAGAAAAAATGGCAGAGTATGAAAGGTTCTTAGATGATGAAGAAAGGAGAAGGAAGTTAGAGTTTGCTAAATCAGAGATATCTGTAGAGCAAGACAAGCAAGGTAAAATCCTGGCCGCTGAAATAAGTAGTCATGAGCAAAAGAAAAAAGCACTACTAGAGGAGAAAAGATTGCAGGAGGAACTAACTGAAGCTCAAAACCAAAATGTACAAACAAATATAAATGCTACAGCAGTAGATAAGAAAATAGCTACACAAAATCGTAACGACCAAATGAAGATTATTAGTGCTCAATACAGCACTGATAGAGCTAAACTTGACGAGGAATATAGGCAAAGGTTGCTTAGTGCACAGGAAAAAATAGATAAGGATAGGGTTGACTCTGTAGCTATCGCTAACGAAAAAGTGTTCAGGAACGAGCAGCAAAGTCTAGAGAAAAGGCTTGAGGCTTACGATGCTTATATAGACAAGAAGCAGGAGCTACAAGATATTGAGTACGCTAGAGCAATTGAGCACGCCTATCTGAAAGCAGAAGGGCCAGTTCCTACAGCTGAACTAGAGGCCATCGAGTCTAACAAAGTTAAGCAGAAGGCAAGCATACAAGCTGATGTAGAGAACCAAGTGTACACTATAGTTAAGCAATCGTATGAAAGGCAGATGCACGCCTTAGAGCTAAAAATAAACCAAGAAGACCAGCTACAATTAAATGCTTATACTAAAGAATTAAAAGACCTTACTGACTCTTTCTTAAAGAAAGAAATTAGTTATAGGAAGTACAGAGAGAATATAACTAAGATTTCTAAACAGTATGGAACTAATGTATTGGTTGAAAGGTACGCTGACGAAGGTAAAGACTTAGGCGAACTTACTGGCCTTAGAGACCAGCAAATAACAAGCCTAGCCAAAGCAAGAACCAGTTTAGCTGCTGCACAGTCAAGATATGACTTAGCTGTAAAGGGCGGAAATAAAGAAAGCATACAGGAAGCTAAACAATTCTTAGATTCAGCGCAAGGCAAAGTTACAGGATTTGAGGATACAGTAGCTGCATCACAAAGTAAAATAGAAACTCTACAAAAGACTCATAACAAAACAGCTAATGAAATACAGCAATCAAGGATACTAACCGAGGAGGAAAAGGAAAAGGAGGCGGATAGGAAACGTAAGGAACGCCTACAGGCTATCAAGCAGATGGAGCAAGCCATTTACCAGGCTACAAAAGAAATCGTTGACCGCCGCTACGAGGAAAAAGCAAGAAGGCTACAGGAAGAAAACGATTTAATCCAAAAGAATTTAGAGCTACAACTTGCTGCTGTACAGAAATCTAGTTTGTCAGAGAAAGAAAAGAATGCTTTAGACGCACAGCTATCTGCCGAGAAGAATGAGCGTGATAGACAAGCTGCTGCCGAGCAGAAAAAGATTAAACACGACCAAGCTGTATTTGACAAGAAGTTAGCTTTAATGCACATAACATTCTCAACTGCAATAGCTGTAGCAGAACTAATTGGTACACCTTGGTTGGCTGTTGCTGCTGGTGTAGTTGGTGCTGCACAGTTCGCAACAGTAGCTTCACAAGAGATACCAAGCTACGCAGAAGGTACTAAGGGCCACAAAGGTGGCTGGGCCAGGTTTGGTGAGGCCGGTGCGGAAGTAGTCAAAGAACCGTACAGGTCGCCATACCTTGTCTACCAAGATACGATTGGTTATCTACCAAAAGGTACAGAGGTTATACCTATTGGAGATAGTCCTAACTTTGATGGCAGAGATAATACGTCATGGGAGCAAACTAAGTGGCTTGCTAAACAACTGAAACCTCAAAAAGAAAAGTCAAAGAATGTCAATATTATTAATATAGACTTAGGCTTTGAAAGTCATAAGCGTAAGATTTTAGGTTACTAATAAAAACAATCATTATGACAACTTTCATTACAGTAGTATTTGTCCTTATCGTTATAGGCGTTGTCCTATACCTGATTAACACGAAGGTTCCAATGGACGGAACGATTAAGCTGATTATAAACATAGTAGTTGTTCTCGGTGTATTGGCCTGGCTTCTTAACTATTTCGGAGTATTAAGGTAATGGATACTAAATATATATATACACTATTGTTTGACGAGAACCAAAAGTTCTTAACTGCTACGCAGAACGTCAATGGTGACTATATTATATCTAGGAATAACCAGCCAAATTATTTAACTTACAATCCTGCCAATGTCGCAAAGATAGCATTTGAACTTGCAACGAATAGAAAGTATAATAGCTTAGCCCGCTCCATATCATATCCCCTAGAGTTCATTAAGGATGGCGCAGCTATACTACGGGAACTATACTTTAACGGCAAGGGGACTGAGGCCTACTGTGGTATTAAAATAATGAACTGGGATGGCTTTAGGCATTCGCTACTTTACGATGGCAGGATTGATTTTAATGCTAAGACCGAAGACCCTAAATCAGGCAAGTTTACTGTACCAATTGTAGACGACTCTGTGTGGTCTGACATTGCCAGGAATGATAGCGTCCAATACTCCATAGAGTGTAACGAATCTAATCCTGATGCTATCAAGGTTATGTTCGATGGCATAAACATGCGTGTTAAGTTTATCTATGAAACTGTAAGGGGAACCTATAGGATATCGTTCAAGGACTTTGACGAAGCAGAGCCTAATGGTACACAGCATAGTGCATGGATGATGCCATTGGTTAAGATTGACACAGAGGGAGATAGTGTTGGCATAATAACTAAGGATAACATTGAAATGTTTTCCATTACTAGCGGAGTGCCGCTAAGGAAAAAAGAGTGGGTTATAAAAAATCAAAACAACGTATCTAATATAGACATAGCAGGAGTTTTTACTTTCTCATGGAAGGAGTCACGTCCTAGCTATATTGATTTAAAAGTACATGGACAGTATAGTGATAGTGAAGATGCTCAATGGGTAAGAGCAGTAGGAAGATTAGACCAATCTGAATTTCCACAACCTGATGTACAGTATAGCATACCATTTACTTTCCATGAGTATGCAGCCTACCCTGGGGTAGAATACAGTCTTATAATAACTACATTAGCTTTACATGAGTATATTAACGATGATAAGAAATCTTATCTAACTATATACCCAACAAAAGTAACATTTAGTTCCATAACTAGAGTTGAACAGAGAATTATATATGCCATCAGGCCGTTAGACCTTATCAAACAACTTGTACAGAAAGCTACTGATGGGAAAAGAACTATCAGTAGTTCTTTCTTTACTACCAACAATAAACAAGTAGTCACATGCGGTGATGCTATCAGAGGCTTTGACAATGCGAAGATATATACCTCTATAGAGGATTTCTTCAAGACGTACAACAGCTTATTCTACATGGCATTAAGAAGCGTAGCCGGACAGCTTCAAATGGAATTGGCTACAGAGGTTTACCGCCAGGACAGCCAGTTGTTTGACATTGGAGAGTGTATAGACCTCAAGCTAAATACGGCAGAGGATTGGATTGTGAACGAAGTCCAGGTAGGCTCACCAAAGGTAGATATGCGTCACCCTGATGGTAGACTGGAATTTAATTCAACTAACACATTCTCATTACCTATCAAGAACAGCGATGGAAAATATGAGATTATAACAAAGTATAGAACTGGATGCTATGATATAACTTTTTTATTGTTAGACTATGTTCAAGGCTCCACTAAGGACAACACTGGTGATAAGACTTGCTACGTCTTAGACATTACTGATGTACAAGGTGGAGGCTCTGACATAGTCGAAAACTTCGAGGAGTTTACTGTAAACAATAATCCTTTAGCTCCATACATAAGTTCCCCTAACCAAGACGATATAATTACTAATGATAAGCCTACGATAAAAGGTGTTGCTCCGGTAGGCAGCACAGTAAACATATATGCTGATGGAGTATTAGATGGCAGTACGTTACCTGACAGCGTAGGCAATTGGTCTTATACACTAATTAATCCCCTATCATCCTATGAAGAAGGTATTCCAACGGCTACGGGACAGCATCTTATTCAAGCCAGCTTTACTGATTTGGCTGCCACTACTTCTAATCTTAACATTGTTATTGATACTAATATATCAACGGAAATACGGATAATATATCCTGCTACCGGAGATACATTATACAATAATCAATTCTTAATTAAAGGAGTAGCACAAGCTGGTACAGCATTTACGCTAACGCTGGATGGAATATTCAGTGCTCCTATAGTTGCAGATGGTTCATGCACATGGGAGTACAAGCTAAACGCTCCATTGAATAATGCCAATCATACTCTACAGGCTGGTACACATACAATAGTATTTACAGTAAATAACAGAGTAGAACATCCTATTATAACATATATAGGCCAAGAACTAAATGCCGGTGTACCATTAATAGATAATACTCCATTGGTTATGGGTGTAGCTATGCCAGGAACTGTCGTGGAATTATTCCTTAACTACGACTCCCATTCTATTGGTTCTGCCATAGCCGACTCGCTTGGGAACTGGACTTTCCAGACAGTTCCGTTTAGCTATCCTGATGTAGCAACTGGAGTACCAGTTATGATAGTTCCTATCAGAAATGGGGATAACATAATGTCTACCAGCATGAGGATTGAGACTGTAGAAATAGGTATAACTGGTTTCATGCTAAACAGGCCACCTTACTCTGTCATAACAGGAGTAGAGGATAACACAGTATTCAACGTAGAGCTATCCCCAAAAAGAATGTTGCAGCATCATTATCCATACTTAGCAAGTGTAATGGATAAGCTACCACAGGAAGTCATAGAGTTCCAGACTGCCGACAAGAACGCTAACCTGGCCACAGTGCTGGATGGTGTAGCTACAATTGAAAGGGCTGACGTTCCTACTTCTTCTTTGGGGGAACCGATGTTTAGATTGGAAAAGGCTATTGTCAAGACTCCTACAAGAATATCATTCGACAAGGCTCTAGCCTTATTTAATAAGGGTGGAGTTATAAGAGCTACATATAGAGGTGCAGAACTATTCTTCCTGCCTGTTGGTAGCATGAAGATGGAGACTATAACAAGTGCAGTCCAAGACTGGACGCTTATATTCTCGCCTATGACTCCGTTCTCTACATTAATTAATCTATACAAGGATGGCACAACCATTAACATCATGGCAAACTCATTGTTTCATTCGGACTATAATAGCCTCCACTTTGTATCTTACGATTTCAAGGATATAAAGAGCTATAACTTCAAGACAATCTACAGCGATTGGTTTGAGAATAGGAATGAAGCGTGGATGTATAATCCACACTATATGCAGAAGTACCAAAAGACAGAAACTATAAGAGACCAAATCATTAGCAATGGAGCCGGTGATTTGAAGCTACATATATTCAGATGCGAAACAGCAATGCTGGTTGGCACTATACCGTATTCACCTGTAGACCCAAATCCTACTCCTGCTCCATATATAGTATTTGAAGCTGCAATTGATTTGTCTACGCTACCCGAAGACCAGTACTTTTTTGTAATTGAAGCTAACGGTAAGTACTGTGCTATATCAGAGCGAATACACGTTATGGACAAATGGCTTGGCACTATACTCATTGAGTCTACCAACTCAATCAATAAGACTACATTCTTTTACTCCACAGGTATTAGAACTGTGCTAAGGGTGGAAGGATTGGTTAAGAAGATACAGCCTAACATCTTCACAGATGTATCTGTAGACGAGAGTGGTGGTAGCACATTGTTATACTCTACAACAAATAAGAAAAGGACTATACGTTTCGGTACAGCTTACGGTTTGCCGGACTACCTTTATATAAAGGTAGCCAATGCTATTATCAATGATGCGTGGACTTGCGAAGGCGTTAAGTACACTATAGAAGATGGCGAAAAGATAGACGCTGCAAGCGAAACTGACGGCCATCCATTGTACTACTATAATGTAAGAGTTTTGGTAGCACTTAACGAGAATGGAGCTACATTCGTAACTGAAACTCTAAGAGAAGATAACAGTGTAGTCCTTGTTGTGGATGCAGAAGCTATGGGAATACCTCTACCATCATTAACTGATATTGGTCTACAAAACGAATAACATGCCAACATTAGTATTAAACGCATACTCGATAGCATATCCTCTTATAACTAATCGTATAAGGGCATCCATATACTATCAGAAAACTCCAGCGGCAATAGTATCCAGTATAATAGATACTACCATAGGCCATCCTGAAAAGGTATGGACATTCTCAGGTCTACCAAGAGAGAACTATGGGTTCTTACTGGAGGAGATTAATAGCACAGGTGCTGCCGTCAGGAACTTAGCTAAGTTTGACGTAGTACCAGGAGAACTGGAAGGTTCGCTAAACAGGGCTGACGAGCAGTTCACAGTAGACGTTACACCTGGAGTAGTATCCGGTGTGAACACACTTTTATTTAATGGAGTAGCAGGCATACCAAACTACATTGGATGGGATATAGTTCCTTCTCAACTAAATGGTAGAGGGATACTATCCAAGCGTCTTGACTATACTTGGAACAAGACAACCGGAGAACTAAAGCTGGTGCAGACCGATGATGTGTTCGAGGCTATGACAGACTGGAACATACACTTTGTTCCAGTTAGCCAACCAGCAGGTAACAGCTACCCTTCTATAAACGACTTCCAGATTAGTGTTAAGACAGCAAACTATATTGCAACGGCAGATGATTTTGGTAGCAAGATTATATGTGAACCTGTTAGCGGGTACATGGAGCTAAAGCTGCCTGATATAGCGCTGGTTCCTCAAGGAAGAAAACTGATGATAGAGGTGCAGGCTAATTATGATTGCAGCGTTAAGCTAGTAACCTTTGGCCCCGAACCTATTAAGTTCGCAAGAGGTACACTTATAGCATCAAGGAACGAAAGGTTCTCTGTCTATAAGTATCTAAGAGGAGCAGTTCCAGAATGGAGAATAGACGACCTGTACGGTAACTTTATTCTTTGCGGAACTATCGTATCAACAGACTCTGTTCAGTTCGATACTATAAATGCCAGGCTTCTGGATGGTTCTTCTCTAAGCAAGTTTACATACGCAAGGCTATATGATTACGTCTTGTCATTGCCTGCTGCCCAGGTAGTAAACTTCGATGATTGGGGTAGCAATCCAACATATTATTCATTAGCCAATTCATTGTCAGGAGGAAGTCTTAACCTATTTAGAATACCAAATAGGCGTAACCTTTTTGAACGTGGTTTGTCTACAGGTAAGGCCGGAGACAAGATTATGGATAGCATCAAAGCGCATAGCCATAACTTTCCGGCAGATGATAATGTAGAGAACTGGAACCAAGACTTAGCAGCATGGACTCCACGCCTGGCATCGACTACTCGTAGAGGTGGTGACTTTGACTACAACAACAGCGAGCTAGGCCATAAAATATATTTGACAAGTGACACAGGTGGGGCAGAAACTATGCCACAACATTACCTAATTAATAGATACGTATTACTATGATTTATAATCCAGCAGCACCATCGGTCTATGGACATAAGTTTAATAGGATAAAACCTATGCAAGTTCTGCATGTGCCGGAAGGTAGTACAGAGCCTAACACTACCGACCTGTCGCCACAGCTACGTGTTATACATGGTGAGCTAAAGCTGTACCTTGAAGGCGAATGGATTAGTATTGGAGGAGCAGCAAGTACTATAAATGTAAGGAACGGTGTCCAGGTAGACTCGGAAGGTTACCTAACATGGGGTGGCAATGTAGATACAAATACAACTATAAAGTTTGCATCCGGTAATGAGTTTTTGCAATATACTAATGATGGTACTATAAGAGGTACTAGGATATATCAAGGACTTGGATATGTAAGTCTAGAGGGTTCTGGAAATTCTGGCCCTACCAATTATACAAGTGTTGCAAATGCTACCAATTACCAAGCATACTTAAGAACTACTATTACTAATGCAAGTACTTCTGCTGTACAATATATATCTAATATATTTTCAAATGGATATACTGCATACATGGACGTTGCTACAAGCACAGACCCTACTGTTCCTAATATGCGGTTTGAAGTAGGAGGTAACTATTTTACATTTAAGAGGATGCGTGTTTCTGACGATAGCGAGCAGCCTATGGAAATGTACTTAAAGAATTTAGTTACTGGTACAGGAAGCAATATATTATACTATAATTCAAGTACCGGCAAGGTTACATATGGTGCTGCTCCTACTCCTACTGCTGCTGGCATAACAGAATTGACAGGTGACGTAACAGCTACCGGGCCAGGAAGCGCAGTTGCTACATTGGCAACTGTAAATAGTAATGTCGGTGCATTTACTAATGCAAATATAACAGTTAATGCTAAAGGATTAGTTACAGCAGCGGCTAATGGAACTGTATATACAGCTAGTAATGGTTTGAATAAGAGTGTTAATGATATACAACTAGGTGGTTCACTAACTAAGAATACTGCAATAACTAGTGGTTCGTTTACGTTTCAAATAAACGGCGCTTCGCCATCTGGATTTGAAGGGCTAGTAAAATTTTCAAGCGTAGGCGGTACAGCAACTAACTCCACACTTAAAGTAGCTAATGATGCTAATAATGCACCAGCTATTACTGGTCAAAGTTCTAGTGCATCAGCTAATTGTACAGGTGTAAATGGATGGACTGCTAGTGGTACAGGTGTTAGAGGAACTGGCGGTGGAACTGGAATAGGAGGATGGTTTGACTCTGATAGTGGATTGCCACTAAAACTAGCTAGAAATGTGGCTAGTGTAGGAAATGTTGTTCCTGCAATTACATTAGATTTAGGCAATACAGTTGGTATGATTGCCGGTACAGGGCAATCTATAAACTTCAATATGGCATCAACTACAACAGGTTCGCAGCCAACAAATAAAATTATATCAAAATGGTTAGACGCCACTCATGCTACTCGTACTTCTGAATTTTCAGTACAGGGTGTTAATAGCGGTGCTTCAATAGAGAACTTATTAACTCTACCTGGTAGTGGAAAGTTGCAGCTAAATAAGTATGGTATAGGAACATTCTTTTCGGCAGGAACGCCTCCTTATTCTTTGGGGGTAGACGCTCTTGGAAATTTAGTTGAGTACACTCCTAGCGCTGGTGGTGGAACATATACAGCTAGTAATGGTTTGACTATGGCTTCCAATAATGTTAAGTTAGGTGGAACACTGACAGAGGCTACTTTAATAAATCAATCGTCTACTTTTGGATTGAAGCTATTGAGTTCGTCTATGACAGCCAATGCACTTCATGTAGAATCTTCTATACCAAGTGGTTTACAAGTTGTATATGTTAAGAATAGTTCTACTACTGGTGGATATGGAATGAGAGTTGATATGGCTGGTAGTAGTGGTGGTGCAGCTATAATTGTAAGCTATCCATCCACAACAGGAACTAATATTGGAATAAGTGCAACTGCTACAGCTATAGCTGTTCAAGCAGTTTGTTCTGCTGGAAATGCTGCTAATAATGCTGCTGTATCTGCAAATAATCAATCTACTGTTCAAGGTTTTGGAGTATATGCTATTGGTGGATTGATAGCATCGAAAGGACTTATTAGTGGAACAAATTCAGGAACAACTAGAATAGCTGGTAGCTTTGAAACACAGTCGAGTACTGAAAGTAATACTATACATACAGCATTAGAGATAGTTCATACAACAAGTGGAACACAGCCATTAGCAGGATTTGGAGTAGGTATGAACTTTGCATATATGTATCCTGGTACTAACATTAATAAGAACAATGCTAGAATACAATCTAAATTTGAAACAGTAAATGGTATAAACTCTGGAACAACATTAGAGTTTCTAGTAAATCTAAATGGAACTAACGCATTGGCAACAGCCTTTTCTCTTTTGGGGAACGGCCAAGCGCAGCTTAATAAATATACATTAGCTGCATTTGATGTCACTACTCCAGATAAGGCTTTGGGTGTAGATTCGGCTGGTAAATTAGTAACATATGTCCCTGCTGCTGGTGGTGTTAGTGGTAACATATATACACAGGATGGAACTATAACAAGTTCAGTAAGAACAGTAAATCTTAATGGAAACGCTTTAGGATTTGATTGGCTAGGAGATACTACAAATACTTTAGTACTTTCAAAATCCGGCCCTCTATGTACATTTCAACTTCATCTTGCTAATGGTAGTAATCAAAGTGATGTAGTAGTATTTCCAGAGAGCCATCAGTATATAGTTACCAATGGAACTAATACAGCTTCACTTATACTTGACCCTACTGGTGCAACATTTAATTGTGGCGATGGTACTTTTGTTGGTACTTTATATTTAGCTGGTAATGGTAATGTAACTCTAAATGCTCCTAACTTTAATATTACTACTGCTGGATATCTAGAAATATATGCTGGCTTTGTATATTTGTCAGGAGCCACAGGCCCAGGCTATGTACTTACAGATGTAGCTGGCGATGGCATACTTAGCTTACAGCCACCTTCCGGTGGAGGCGGTGGAGTTAGCACAGGCAATAAAGCATACTATGTTTCTCCAAGTGGTAACAATGCTAATGACGGACTGTCACCAGCTACAGCATGGCAGACAATTGCTAAGGTTAACTCGTTCACATTCGCAGGAGGCGACTCTATTCTTTTTGAGGGAGGAAAGATTTTTAATGATGCTATACTACATTGCCAAAGTGGAACTGCCGGAAATAGAATTACATACGGAAGTTACGGTAGTGACAGAGCAACTATTCAATCAAATAACGCATACTGTATAACTATTGATGATGTAAGTTATGTTGTAGTTAGAGATTTAATAGTGCAAGGAATAAATCATGTAGAGGAATATTGGGGGCCAGATGGTGTTAGCATTGGAGTTGGATATGGTACAAGTGCTACAGTTGCATGTACAGATATAAACTTAATTAATCTAAAAATAGATGGATATGCTGGCGGAAGTGGTATAGGAATTTGGAGTTATGCTACAACTTCTACTATATCAAACATACTAATAGAGCGTTGCGAAGTTTCAGGATGCTGTAATGGTATATGGACTAGTTTATCAGAGACTGGAAATGCTAATACATATACAGGAGTAACAGTAAGAAATTGCAAAGCGTTTAATAACTTTGGTGTATTTAACTATCCTAGCAATTGGAGTGGCTCAGGTATAGTCCTATCAGGATGTAATAATTCTATTATAGAAGATTGCGAAGCATATGGTAATGGATGGAGGAATGGTAGTGGCTTTGGTGGCCCTCATGGTATATGGATTTCAGAGTGTAGCGGGTGTACTATTAGAAATTGCGAGTCTCATCATAATGGTACTGGCGTAGCTGGTGTTAAAAGATTAGACGGAGGTGGATTTGATATAGACGGTGGATGCCAAAACTGTGTTATTGAATACTGCTACAGTCATGATAATGCTGGTTGCGGTTATGCCCTATTTGAATATGGTTCTCCTAGAGCAGCATACACTGGTAATGTAATTAGATATAATTTATCAGTAGCTGATTGTAGGTTATCAAGCATGGGCGCTATTACTATATGGAGTGCAGAATCTGGATTTACTAATAATAGAATACACAATAATCTAATTATTATTGATAGCAATAAGATTGTAGCCGGAACCACAGCAGCTATGAAGTTTATTAGTGGAACCTATAATACTTTAAATATTGTAAACAACATTTTTATTGTGGATGGTGCAGCTTCTACATTAACTATAGGAACTGTTGGTGGTACTTGGGCAAACAATATAACTTATGCTACCAATGGTGCTACTCTTAATTATTCTACAGGTTGTACTGTTGCAAATCCTTTACTGGTTAACCATACTATGGAGCCACCAACTGTAGGTGCATATGCACAAAAAGGAGTTAGAGGTTCTTGTTGGAACTATCAGTTGGGTGGTAATTCTCCAGCTATAAATACCGGAACAAGTACTATATCTGGATACAGTTTTCCAACTAAAGATTTTTGGGGATTGCCAGCACCGGAAGGCAATAGAAACATTGGCCCTCATGAGTTAGTTCCTTAATAATAATATCATGCTTACAGATTACAAACAAATATTGTTTTTAGCAGATACAGCATCCTTAAGCACTAAAAAGAAAGAGGACGCTTTACAAATACTAGTACTTAGTAATGGAACATACGAATGGGCTCCTACTGGTACTGCTGATGGTATAAGTATTTTTGCAGCATCAGGTTCTGGATTTTGGGTTAGGAAGATAACAGATACATTAGCTACTGCTGGAGGTCAAACAGAAGTTTTTGCATGGGCATTTGATAGTGCTACTACTGCAACAGACCCTACTGCTGGAAAGTTTAAGTTAAACAATACTGTTTCATTTCCTGCAATGAATGCTGTGTATATAGATGATGTTACATATGATATAGCAATGGACGTATCTGCTATGTTTGCAAAGGTTAAAGGAACATGGCTACTGCATATCCAACAATCAAATGATGCTACAAGGTTTGTACAATTCGATATAACTGGTGATTTGATAGATAATGGTGGATGGTGGACTATTCCTGTTGCATGGAATGGTCAAAATGGTACTGGTGGTATAGTCAATGGACAGAAATGTACATTTGTATTTGTTAACCAGAATAATTCTACTACTGGTGGTGGAGGACAATCTCAAATTCAATTCAAAGATGAAGGAACTAATATTGGTGCATTAGGAGCTATAACAAGCATTGATTTCGTAGGTTCAGGTGCTACCGCAAGCGTAGCTGGAACGGCATTAACAGTTACTATTCCTGGTGGAGGTGGAGGTGGAGGTGGTGGAACAGAAAGTAAAGGTGTAGTAATTGACGGTATGGGTGCTGCAATAATAGCATCTAATACTTCATATGGATATACAGTAGTTCCTTATGCAGCTACAATAACTGGATGGGACGTACAAGCAGATGTTTCAGGTAGTGTAGTATTCGATGTAGAGATTAGTGGCACAAGTATTATAGGTGCAGGAAATAAGCCTACATTATCGTCTCAAATAACAAATTCTGCCGCTACATCTGGATGGACTGATATAACATTGGCAGCTAATGATAAACTTGAATTTATAGCTGTATCAGCTGCTACTGTAACAAGAGTAACTTTAACTTTATTCTTAACTCGTATTTAATATGGCAAATAGATATTGGGTAGGTGGAGGTAGTAGCACTAACTGGGCTGCAACAAGTAATACAAATTGGGCAACTACATCAGGTGGTGCTAATAATGCAAGTGTTCCTACAAGTGCCGATGCAGTAATATTTGATGGTGTTGGAGCATCTGCTAATGGTACTAGTGTAATTGGAGCTATTATAACTGTATTATCTGTTACTATAACATCAGGATTTACTGGTACTATAAATCATAGTCAGGCATTAACGATAGCAGGAAATTTGACTCTTGGAGCAAACTATACAATTACTGGTGCAGGAAATATAAGTATTAGTGCTAATGCTGTATTGACTTCAAATGGAAAAACATGGCCTAATGCTTTATCATTTACTGGTGGTACAACAAAAACATTTGCGGATAGCTGGAATATTTTAGGTTCATTTAATGTTGCTACTCCTTCAACTGTTACAATAAATTCAGTATTAACATCAGCTACAATATCTACTACATCTACAACAGCAGCTACTTTTACAGGTACTGCTGGATGGATATGTACAGCTTTTGGAGCAAACCAAACAGCAGCAGCTACAATAACATTACAAGATGGAATAGAATATATTATTAATGGTTCTTTAGCATCATCTGCAAGCAGAGTAGGAACTCCAGTTTTATTTACTTCTAGCCATGCAACTAATAAAGCAAAGTTAACATTAGACCAAGATGCAACTTGTATAACTAACGCTTTCTTCACAAGAATAGATGCTAGTCTTGGTAGGTCTATAAATACATGGACAGGTACAGTAACAGATTGTGTAAATATAAATAGATTTACAGATTTAAAAACAGTAGCCGCAACTTTTTAAACTAATATATGGAGACAATTTCGCTAACACTTACAGACGTCCTCAAATTGAATGAAGAAGTAGATGGTTTAATCAAAGAGAAGCTACCAGTCTACGTTAAGTTTTGGTTACACAAGCTAAAAAAAGAGATTGCACCTGATGTAGAGGCATCGCAGTCTACACAGAAAGAACTGTTCGAGAAATACGGCTACGAAGAGAATGGTATGTGGAAGATTAAGAATGACAGCGAAGGCTATAAGACTTATGTTGCCGAGACAGAAGCAATGCTAAAGCAAATAATTCCAGTCGAGTACAATCCTTTTAAGTTATCTTCAATAGAGAACATTGAAACGATTGTTCCATTAGATGTATTCTTTAGGTTAGTAACAGAATAGAGTATCTATATTTTTCATTTTTTAAACAACAAGTTTATGGAGCCTTACAAAGCTATTATCGTTCCGTTAGACGAGCCGCCCGTACTACCGCCAGGAGTAGGTGGTGGCCAGCCTCCAGTTCCAGACAACAGTCTACCGTTATTTCCGTTCCATCCAATCGTAGTCCCTCCAGGTGGAGCATGGCCAGGAGAGCCGCCTACAGTAGGTGGTGGAGACCCTCCGCATCCTGACAACACGCTACCCGGTGACCTACCCGGTAGTAATCCTAGGCCGGACATTGACCTGCCATTGTTCCCGTTCCATCCGATTGTAGTACCTCCAGGTGGTAGCTGGCCTACGCCTCCTACCGGTGGTGCGCCACGTCCAGAGCATCCGATTTACTACCCGCCAGGAACAGAACCTCCAGTAGAGCCTCCAGTAGACCCTAACGCTCCACGTCCTGACAACACGCTACCTGGGGACTTACCTCCAGAGCCAGTAGACCCTAATGCTCCTTATCCTGACAATACTCTACCCGGAGATTTGCCAGGCGGTAGCACTCCTCCGCCTACAGGTGGTGGTGGAAACAGGCCTAGCCATCCTATCAACCTTCCTCCTAACGATAGCGGATACTGGATATTCGTGTACGTCTATGGACTTGGTTGGGTATGGGTAGCTGTGCCTCCACAGAGGTCTGTGAAAGTAGTTAAGAAATAGTATTGCAAACCACTTAAATTAGCAATCAGGGTTATCTGGTAGCCCTGATTGTTTTTACATTATGCTAAAAATCAACGGATGGGCTACACAAAATGGTGGTACTACCGGAGGCAAAGGTGGAACTACTGTAACCGTTTCCAACGAAAATGATTTTCTAAATGCCATAAAAGGAACTGACCCTAAAATAATTTATGTAAAAGGTAAATTTGAAATTGGCTATGCGATGGTAGGTTCAAACAAGACGATAGTAGGTCTTGGCTATGATGCTGCTACGATAGGCTGCATTAGATTAGAAGGGTCTAAGAATGTTATCATCAAGAACATTAGCTGTAGCAATCCTGGCGGCGATGGTATAGCTGCTGCTGGAGCTACCAACTTTTTCATTAGTCATTGCACGCCTAACAACTGTGCTGACGGTTGTATAGACATAACCAAAGGCTCTGACTACTACACAGTCGAGTGGTGCAAGTTCTTTTACGACAAGGATTTAGGCCACAACTTCCCGAACCTTGTAGGCAGTAGTGATACTGACCCTGACCAAGGAAAGCTAAAGGGAACCTTCCATCACAACTACTACTGGAAGTATTGCACAGACCGTATGCCTAGAGTTAGGTTTGGTCGTCAGCATGTATATAATAATTTTTACGACCCTGCTGTAGACCAAAAGGTTAGTGCCTTGATAACAGCAGCTATCGGGTCAGAGGTATTAGCCGAGAATAATCATTTCGAGTCAGGCGATGATGCCTTTGAGATTAGAGAAGATGGAAAGTTAGCAGGCAGAGGTAGCACATATGGGTCTAAGTACATTGGCGACAGGGGAAATGGAAATGTTAGCACTGTGTTTATTCCTCCATATCCTTATAGCCTGCAAGACGCATCCACCCTGGGTGCTACTGTGAGAGTGACAGCAGGAGTAGACGGTGACAGCGACCTGACAGAAGATGGTAGCACAGAGCCACCAGTCCCGCCTAACCCAGGTACAACGCTTAAGGTTAGTGCCGGCGATGATATCATCGTAGACATGCCAAAGGATTTCACCAGCTTTACTGTAGCCATTACAGGATTAGCGAATGGCTCTTACACAGGCAAAGTAGTTATAACCGGCAATGGCCAGGAAGTCCAGGACACGATGACTATATTGGTACGAGATACAACTACTCCACCGATACCGCCACCATCCCTTAGCCCAATCGAGGAGTTCGTGCTAATCAATGCCGGAACTGACAGGGACGTAGCTTTTCTTCTTGAGGGAAATAGCTACTCCATTGCAGAGTTTGGGCCGAAACTAAACATCAGGGCTAATGCAACCGGAGCGGCATCCAAAGTTAAGTTTGTGCTAACAGGTGCTGAAAACAAAATCTATACTGACAATACAAGGCCGTTCGCATTGCATGGCAATAGCGGAACCAACTACTTTTATGGTACATGGAACCCGCCACCTAAAGGACAGATGAAGCTGGTGGCTATACCATATGACAGCGCAGGAGCGGAGCTACCCTCAAAAGAAATAAACTTCACCTTCATAGCATGAAAGAAGCGTTTATTTTAATGATTGTAGTTGTTGCCATAATGATAGCCGCTGCCGCCGACCAGGATTATGATAGTGACGAATAACTAACTAATGACAGTTTGTACTCTGTCTGTTGTTGGTGGGCCTGGCTAACTAGTTTAGCTGGGCTTTTTTGTCCCTGCCGGATAATAAGCTATAATAAGGTAACAGGCGCGCGTACAACAATTTTCTGACATAACCAAATATAGTTATCCACAAGTTATCCACATTTTGCTTTTGGTCGTCTTTTAACATCTTCTTAACAGTTAATTGCATACCTTTACCATTCACCGAAAAGTATTTAGACATGGCTACGACTATAGACCTGGAAAAAGATATACACGAGCTAAAACAAAAGCTGGTTACAGGTACGACTAACAACCAAGAAGTTAAAGAGGCTATCAAAAAGCTGGAAGAAAAGAAAAGTAGAGTGTACATTCAAGAATGGCTAGCACAATAACTAAAACTATGGAAAAGGTAAAGGAACTTGTAGAGCAAGGCGTCATTACAATAGACGAGATTATAGAGTACCTAAACTCTATCGACGGTTATGAAGTAATAGACCATTGGAACGAATAAATCTAAAACCAAATATATGACACAAGAAAAGCTACAAGAATTAATGATGCTAGACAAGTGCATCAAGCAGCTAGAAGTTGACAGGAGAATGTGGCAACAAGCTACAGAATTCAGGTCTATTACTTTAACAACTGGAAATTTTAGCAGAGAGCTAAACTATCCGTTCTTTGAAGATTTTGAAGCACTAAGGTCTATGGCTCTTGAGTACATTGACGACAGGCTAAGAGACTTACGTTACCAATTTGATTCACTATAAAAACCAAAGGAAACCATGAATGACGATTTCGAATTAGTCGAAGCGGTCGAGGTAGGCACCAACAACATGCAAGTCTACCAGCAGGACAAGGCTACCATTGACATGCAGATATCTACTGCAAAGCGGTGGCCAAGAAACATTAAGAAAGTTGTAGACAATTGCGTTGCCATCATTAGCCTGGATGCCGAGTTCGCAGACGATTGTACCTACACGCTAAAGAAAGGTGGCAAAGTTATTGCCGGCCCATCAGTCTACCTGGCAAGGCTTATCTGTCAGCAGATGGGAAACATTAGAGCAGAGAACAGAGTAGTCGGCTACAGCGACACACACGTTACCGTTGAAGCTACCTGCTTTGACCTTGAAACCAACTTTGCTATGAGGACACAGATTAAGAAGTCCATTGTCGGTAGCTCAGGCAAGTATAGCGAGGATATGCAGGTCATTACTGGCAATGCTGCCAATGCTATTGCTTTGAGGAACGCCATTTTTGCAGTTGTACCCCAGGCTATAACCAAGAAGGTTTATGATGCTGCAAAGAAAGCTATTGCTGGCGACTTGAGTGACTCCACCAAGCTAATGGCAAAGCGTACCAAGCTGTTTGAATATCTAATCGGTGCCTATGGTATAACCGAAATGGAAATCCTGAAATCAGTAGGCAAAGCTACTGCTGACCACATTACACCTGATGATATCGTAGCCATCATTGGTTATGACAAGTCTATCAAGGAGGGTGAAATGAAGGTAGCCGATATCTTCCGGACGGATACTCTAAACGTCCGCTTCATCAACAAGCCTAAGACTCCTGAACTTGACAGGCTTAAAGCATTGATTGACAATGCTAAGAAGGTGGAAGACCTTACTAAACTGCAATCATTTGTAGTAAACTACCCCGAAGTTACAGAACAGTTTGACAAAAAATTTAACGAACTAAAAGAAACCAAATAAGTTATGGCTATTACACCGAAGAAACTATCGAAGTTGGGCTACATAGTCCTGAAAAATGGCAAGATTAAAGGCAAGCATGTACCGTATATGAAGCCTGTATTAGACACCGGAGGATTTTATTCCACTAGCTTTGCTTTTGGAAGGACAGGAGAAAGGACTAAGGATTATATCCATCGTGTAGTAGCCAAAGTCCATGTACCGAACCCTGAAAAGCTACGCAGGGTAACGCATATTAATGGTGACAAATCCGATAACCGTGCTATAAACTTAAGGTGGATATGAAAGCAGGTGACACAATCTACAAAGACCTTCCAGACGGAACCATCAACCAGAAACTCTCATCCTGGCAAAACGTGGAGCTACTCGTTAAAAAGGGGTGGTACACAAAACCAAAAGAAGTAAATCCTTCTAAAGATTTACCCTCATCTAACCAGCCAACATCCAATACTGGCATTACAAATGGCTAGTTAAGCTGGCCGAAAAATGAAACTATGAAATCACGCACATGGCTTAAAGACTTAGTTGAAGAATTTTCTTATGAGCATTACTTGAAGCAGCAACCAGCTTTAGTTGAAGGCATTAAAAAGCTATTGATTGCAGGCGAAAAACCTGCCACAATTAGGAAGTTCTGCAAGCAATCTTGCGGTAAAGCAAACCTGACAGCTTCCACTATCGGCCACATGATTGACCATGTAAATAAGCAAATAAAAAACTAAGAACATGATAGACAACTTTGATAACTACTTATTCCGTGCCCATGCCGTAGGCAAGATAATGACAGACCCAAAAGGAAAGCATCCTAAGATAGCCGCCGAAGAGGCTAGGGAAATGTTCAGAAAGAAACTGTACACATACCAGGAAACTAAGAACAAAGAGACAGAGACAGCTAAGAAGCTATTGAAGTCGATGGAAACTCTGTCTTTAAAGATAGACAAATTCGATGCGCTGGCAGACCAGCCATGGCTATCAGGTACTTGCAAGGCGCATCTGGCTAACCTGTTCGTTGCTGCTGTCTATGACAGGCATGAGGATTTCTTCAACAAGTATATGACTAAGGGTCTAATGGTGGAGGAGGACGTAATAACAAACTACTGCCTACTTACTGGCAACATGGCTGTAAAGAACACAGTCCGTCTAAAGAACGACTACGTTGAAGGAGAGAATGACTTTGAAATAGACGATGTGGTTCTGGATGCCAAAGCCAAGTGGTCTATCTTCCAGTTCACAAGGGACAGGGTTGTACCAATAGACCCGATATACCACTGGCAGTTGGACTGCTATATGTGGCTGTTCAACAAGCCAAAAGCCAGGCTTGTGCAGGGTTTAGTTAACACGCCGGAAAAGCTAATCCTCAAAGAAGAAAAGGAACTGTTGTATAAGTTCATAGGCACCGAAGAGGACTATAAGGCAGCGTGCGCAGAGCTAAGAAGGAACCATACCTATGATGATATTCCTTTGGACAAGAAGATGAACTGGATAGACGTCAAGCGTAGCGAAGAAAGGATTGAGCTAATAAAAGCAAGGGTAACCGAGTGCCGAGAATATATGAATGGCCTATTAACTAACAATTTAAAACTAACCTTCGAGGAGGACACAGAAGATGAGACTTAAAGTAGACGGCGATTTTATCTACGCCGAAGATGGGACGATAGTTGCTGTGGTCACCGACCATTGCAGCGACGAGCTAAAACGGGAGATTGAGTTTGGCTCCGAGGCATTGCCTATTGTCAGAGAGTTTATCTCCAACACCAATAGCGGTTCGCTACGGCCCAGGACAACAGTAAAACGGTTTGAAAATTTACTAAACAAATACGAGCTAACAACATGACAGAACACATTGAACAGATGCTAAAGGACGGTGTAATATGGGAACATACTAAGGTTGGCACCGTAGACTTTATACACGCAGACAACATGCCATTCCTTAGATGGTGCAAGGAGAACATGTTATGGCATTACTTCCATGTTGTCATAGCCGACCCGCCGTATGGTATAGATGTTACTAATATGAACATGGGTACTGACAAGAAGATGCGTGAAGCATTAGAGGCTAAGTACGAAATGGGAGATTGGGACGGAGAGATACCAACTAAAGAATACTTTGAACTCCTTGACTATGTAGCAAGGCAGCAGATTATATGGGGTGCCAACTACTTCACCGAACACCTGTCATGGTCTGGCCGTAGCTTTTGTGTGTGGGACAAGATGCTAAGTTATACAGCGTTCTCCCATGCTGAATTAGCACTGACAACCTACGATCAAAACGCTGTGATTGTACCCTATGCCAGGGGCAGACTGGAGAAGCAGGACGAAGGCCGTAGACACCGGACACAGAAGCCAGTCTACCTGTATGACTACCTGCACCTGACGTATGTGCAGAAAGGTCAGAGGATATTAGACACTCATGGTGGTTCGTTCAGTCATGCCATAGCTGCTATCAAGAACGGAAATCATTTAATCATAATGGACAAGCAGAAAAGCTACTATGATGCCGGTATTGCTGCTGCTAAAGAAACTTTAAAAACGCCGAGGTTGGCATTCTAAACATGGACAAACGGTTTGTACGATTTAAAGTTGCTATTGAAATCCTTGAAGATAAGCTAATGTTTATGAAGATATTAGAAATGGAATGTAAGAAGTACGGAATAGATGTAGACAAACCATATACTTATGACATTGGTTTCACCGGCAATGACTATATAATGAATACAAGAACCATAGTCGTAATACAATAACATGGAAACATACTATTTTACGTTCACGCACAAGCAGGAGACAGTAGACGGTCTTCCTATGCATGGCAGATGGGTCAGGGTGATAGCTAAAAGCTTTCCAGATGCCCGTAGACACTTTGTCCTTCACTTTTCTTCTTTGAGGATGCCTACTCCAATGAGTTTCGCTATGCAATATGACGAGACAAGGTTCCAGCCTAAGTATTATCCGGACGGAGAGCTAATGTGCATAAAACAGGAGGAGGAATAATGGAAAGACAAAGGTATATATTCTACCTGGCAATGGCTGCCGCAGCATTGTTTGTTGCAGCTTGTTTAGTACAAATAATGATTTATTACAATGAGTATAGATAGAAGCAAGATTAGAATACTCGTAGCCTGCGAAGAGTCTAACGCAGTAAGCGGCAGGTTTAATGATGCTGGTTTTGATAGCTGGAGTTGTGACTTACAATATAGCTCTGACATTTTTAACAAGAAGCATTATAGGTGTAGCGTGTTCGACATAATAAACGATGGCTGGCATTGTCTTATAGCATTTCCACCTTGTACACATCTTGCAGTAACTGGAGCTAAACATTTCCGCAAAAAAGAAAATGACGGGAGACAGGCTGCGGCCATAGAGTTCTTCATGGCTATGGTTAACGCACCGATACACAGGATTGCTATTGAAAATCCAGTTGGTATAATGAGTGGTCTACATAAGCCGCCTACGCAGATTGTCGAACCTTATTATTTTGGGGACAAAGCAACCAAGAAAACGTGTCTATGGCTGAAAAACTTGCCTCCACTATTTCATAATGCTAAACCCGATTTATTTAATCCGACCGCCACCCATGTAGACCGGGGAAAAGAGAAAGTCTACGGCGATGGGTCTAAGTTCTCCAAGTGGTATGCTGAAACATCAAACTTGCCACATTCAGAACGTAGCAAGGCCAGGTCAAAGACCTTCAATGGTATAGCCGATGCAATGGTAGATCAGTGGTCACCTATAATTGAAAGAGTATGATACTAGAATGGCCAGAGTCCAGCCTGATAGCTGGAAGCGAGTACGATGTAGACAAGTGTGAGCTAACGATACACTTCAAGAAATACTATATTGAACAGGAGACATATTATGTCGAGCCTGAAACTTACATAGCCTTCTGTAAGGCTAAGTCGAAGGGAAAGTTTTATTTAAATTTCATCAAGCCTAAAAAAACAAAACAAATGGCAGATTTAATTATCAAGTGCAAAATCGATGTGACTAAATTGCTAAAAGAGTGGCTGTTTAGTGGAACCAAAGGAACGTATCTAAATTGTACTGTATTGTACAATGCCGAGAAAGATGCCTATGGAAACAATGGTATGATTACGCAGGACGTGCCTACCGAAGTGTATAAGAAGGACAAAGCAAAGCGGGGGCCAATCTTAGGCAACTGCAAAGTGTTTGAGAAAGGTGTAGACAACATTGAACAACAGCCTGGCCAAGAGAAGGGACTAACATTGGTTGGAGATGCTACCTCTCCAGAAGCTAAAGCCGCTTGGGACGATTTACCATTTTAATTAACAAATTAAACAGGGGAGCTAACACTCCCCTTATTCTATGACTTATCAAGAGACTACAGTAGATATTAAGTTCGTTGAGGTTGAAGGAACCTCTAAAGTTATCCAATACGCTAAATCATTTATGAAAAATTGTGGATTAATCTTATTGTCACATTCAGACAGCAAGCTAAGGAAAAGATTTGTGGTAAAAGGGTTTGTAGGAAGCGGGTTTATTGACATTACATTAGACTTAACCGGAAACATAGCTAAAGATGTTAATGCAATATACGATTGTGTCAATTCCAACAAAGAACTAAACGAACATGCAATATTCAATGGATGCAGAGTAGCTACAAGAGACAACAAAATCTCTGCTAGGCTATATTATTCTGAAAAACTTAATCTAAATTGAGAACGCAGTTTTAGCCAACTCAAGCTCAACCGTAACGGAGGCATTTGCAGCCTTTTTTACGGCCTTATTTTCATTGTAACGGATACCCTTATTTTTATATTAAACCGGCTGCAAAGGCCGGCAAAGTACCTTTGTCACCCATTCACAGTATTTCGCATATTCAAACCGGAACGATTATGAAAAAGTCTATAATTTACCATGAGGATAGTCTTGCTAAAGTCAGTAAGAAGGATATAAAGAAAATGCTAAAGACGTTCAAGGGTGATAAAATTAAAAAATCTAAATCAACCAAATTTTTTTCCAAAATTCGAGTCTAATGTCTAAACCTTACGAAACTACCGGCCATTGGTCTGCAACAGCATACGACCTAAGAGGCGTTGAAAAGCCATACTATGTAGTATTTGATGGCGAGAAAAGCGAAAAAACTCTTCATAGACACATACTACCGGCTATGAGAGAAGCGCAGGAAATACGAGAAACTGGTAGACCGGCAGGAGTATTAAAAATCCATCCTGAGCTAACCCAGGTAGTTGTATCAATGTCACCGAAAATTCAACCTGATTATTCACCTTTAGAATTCGCAACAATCCTATGAGCAAGCAAATCAAAGTAGCCTTCAATGGCTGGAACTGCCTTTTAGTAAAACATGCCTATCGTACTGGTGGTCATGTTGCCCTTGAACTTGTAGACGACACAGACGGAGAGTCAGTAGCAATGGCTACTGTAAACCTGCCTGAAATAACATTAGAGCCAGGAGAAGTGCTAATAAAAGACTGGTCGGAAAACGAGGGGATGCTAAAAGCCCTCTCTGATGCCGGTGTAGTCGAAGATACTGGCAGAGCAATAAGAACCGGATTTTGTAGAGCTAACATTTGTAAATTACTCGTATAATGGAAGATAGACTGTATCAAGAAGATTTAATTGATAGCCTTATAGAACTGGCTACCTCAAAGAGAAAGGTACTCGGCCAATTGCCTACTGGTGGCGGTAAAACTGTCATATTCGCTAAGATTGCAAGACGCTATTTCGTTAAACATGGCAAAGCTGTGCTAATCCTGGTACACAGAGAGGAATTGCTACGTCAGGCTCATAAGGCTGTCAAAGAGGTCTGTTGCATTGATGCTACCTTGATTACGTCTGAAACCAAACGTACTTATGCTAACAGGGTCTATATTGGCATGGTTGAGTCGGTTATGAACCGGCTACACAACTTTATCAATGTAGGCCTTGTTATTATAGATGAAGGTCATGTTGCTAACTTTAATAAAGTACATCAGTTCTTTCTTGAGGAAATAATCATAGCATTTTCGGCTACTCCAATCGCGGCAAGCAAAAAAGAACCTCTGAATAAATACTATAACGAGATTTGTACCGGCCCGCAGATATCCTGGCTAATCAAGAACGGATATTTGGCACAAAATATGACAAGGTGTCCAAAGGACATTGTAGACTCGACAAAGCTGGAAGTTGACAGCCTAAAAGGTGATTTTAAGGAACGGGCAATGGCAGCAGAGTTTAGCAAGCCCAGGTATTTAATGGAAACGCTAAGGTCTTATCATAAGATAGCACATGGCACAAAAGCAATCATATTCAATGTTACTAAAGAACATTCCAAAGCAGTTACTAAGCTATTTAAAGATTTTGGTTATCCATGTGAGCATCTGGACTCCGATACGACTATGGAGAATAGGCGCGAAATTTTGGCATGGTTTAAGGCTACGCCAGGAGCAATCCTCTGCAACGTGATGATAGCCACAGTTGGCTTTGACGAGCCTACGGTGGAGACTATCGTGTTGAACTTTTCAACCCTGTCTTTGCCTAAGTTCATCCAGTGTTCTGGCCGTGGTAGCCGTCCGATTGGACAGTATTTCATAGACAAGCATCAGCATGAGTATCCATACAAGTTAGAGGAGAAGCAACACTTCAACATAATAGACTTGGGTGGGAACTGTATTAGATTTGGCGACTGGAATGACGATAGAGATTGGGCCGATCTATTCCACAATCCGCATAAACCAGCCGGAGGTTTAGCTCCTGTCAAGACTTGTCCAGAATGTGATGCTTTAGTTTATGCATCGGCTAGAATTTGTCCATATTGCGAATTTGAGTTTCCTCAAAAAGAAAGGGAACCGGAGAAAGAATTTGAGGAGATAGTATTAGTGACTAGGAATATTGATATGGACAGGCTAATCGTAAAACATGCCTTTAAGTATGAATATTATACGTTTGATGAATTAGCAAAGACTGTTGTTGAGAATTTGATAGAACAGTATCCTAACCCAAATGAGAAGCAACGTCTAAAGTTCTTTGACATTTACTTTGGCTTATGTGTAGACTGGTATAAGAAAGTAATGGCCGGACGGAATGGCAATATACCTGACATATCTAATAGTACATGGCATAAGAACAAGGCGAAATATAATTTCGACCAACTACTTAAAAAAGAGCAATGCCTAGAGTAAGTATATTTCAAAATGTAAGGGAGGTAGACAATCCTAAGTTAATGGATTTAGTCGAGTACCTTGAAAAAATTAGAGATGGAGAATGGGAAGATTTAGTTACAGAGTGTAGACTCATAAAGGATAGTAAATTAAGAAACGAATTTAAACGGACTCGGATGCCTACGACTAGTATGTCGGGCATCTTCTCCCGAAGGGACGATAGCAGTCTAGTCACGCACAGTGGTTATATTGCTATCGACCTTGACCATGTTGAGAACATGGCACACGTTAGGAACCTGCTAGTCCAGGATATATTTGTACACTCACTGTTTATGTCTACGTCAGGCGATGGCCTACGAGTCTTGTTCAAGATAAAGACTAACAAACATGTAGACTCATTCAGAGGGATACAAGAATATCTATTTGGCAAGTATGAGCTAAACTGTGACCCGAATGGTAGCAATGTCAGCAAGCCATATATCGTTAGCTGGGACCCCGCTATGTATTATGACTTCGATGGCAGGAAGCAGTTATTCTGCTACTTCCCGAAGGAGATAACAGTAAAGCCGATCATAGACTTCGCACACACACCGGCAGATTTCCAAGATGTACTAAAGCAGATAACAGAGCGTAGCCTGAATATATGTGATGGATACCAAGAATGGTTGAAGGTAGCATTCGCCCTTGTTGCCACCTATGGTGAGGAGGGTAGAGCCTACTTCCATGAGATAAGTAGACAGTCACAGAAATACCACCCCAGGCTAACAGACAAGCAGTACACATATTGTCTAAAGCGTGGGCAGAGTGGTATTAACATTAGTACGTTTTACTACCTGGCCAAACAAGCTGGAGCCGATGTAGTATCCGAGACAACAAGACTTATAGTCAGGACTACAAAGAATGGAAAGCGAGCGGGTCTAAACAAGCAACAGATACTGGACAATCTGCTAAAGTTTCAGAACATAACTGGAGCAGATAAGATAGTCGAGCAGGTTTTGTCCTCAAAAGATGAATGGGTAGACGAGAAGGATAATACGTCTATACTCCAGCAACTTGAAATGTTTATAGGTGCCAACTACTCCATGCGAATGAATGAAGTAACTGGCTACCTGGAAAATGGCAAGGTGCAACAGCAGCCGTCAGAGTTGAATAGTATATTTATAGCTGCAAAGAAAGCTATACCTGTACTGGACTATCATCTGATGATACGATTGCTAAAGTCTGACTTCATACCTGTGTTCAATCCATTCTTTGAATTCTTTGGTAGCGATGGAGTGCCATATAGACTTCCTGCCATACCGGAAGATGATACTAAGGTATGGGATAGCCCATTGATACAGCAGTTGTCTAATTGTATCATAAACGACAGCCAAACGTACACATTTTACTTTTTGAGGAAATGGCTCGTAGGCGTTGTATCCGCTATGCACAAAGTTCACTGCCCATTACTCCTGGCGCTGCTAGGGCCACAGAATACCGGCAAAACTGAATTCTTTAGACGGCTTTTGCCACATGAGTTAATTGGCTATTATGCTGAGAGCAAATTGGATAAAGAGACTGACGACGAGCTACTGATGTGCGAAAACATAATCATTATGGACGATGAGCTAAGCGGTAAGTCTAAGAAGGATACTCTAAAGCTGAACGCAATATGCTCGAAGCAGCACTTCTATCTAAGGCGACCGTATGGCGATCATAACGAAAAGTTGCTAAGATTGGCTGTGTTGTGCGGGACGTCAAACTACCTGGAAATTATATCAGACCCGACAGGTAATAGACGTGTCATACCAATAAAGGTTGACAACATAGACAGGGTCGGCTACAATGCCATTGACAAGAAGGAGCTATGGAAAGAAGCATTTGCTTTGTACAAGGCCGGCTTTGACTGGCGAATAGACAACAAGGATATACCATTACTAAACAAGGATAAAGAAAAATTTGAAACTACCGTGAAAGAAAGAGAGCTAATACAAAAGTACTTCATGCCAGGCGAAGAAGTCTATTTAACAACAACTGAAATGCTGGTGGAAGTGGAACGACTAACCAATCAGAGATTGCTAATGTCGGTTTTCGGGGCGGAACTGCCCAGGCTAAAGTTTGTCAAGACAAGTACAAGAGAAAAAGATGGCAGCACCTTAAAGAAATGGGGATGCGTCAGAACCAATAGGCCTAACGTATTTGAGTCAAATTGACCGCTTTAGATGTGGATAACTTGTTAATAACTTTTAAGGGACGTTAACATTTTTTTAACAGTTAAAATGCGACCTTTATTGCTGCTGCAAGATAAACCAAACCGGCAGCTAACTATAGACATGGCAATGACAAAAAGAGACTTTAGCAACATGATGGACAAATCGGCTACAACACAAAGAAATGTACGCCTGACAACTAAACACGTTCGTCCAGTTTTTGGCAGGTTTGTACAACTTGCTGATGCAGCCGAATTAGCCAACAAAGGTTGGTATCGTTTCGTATTAGCTTGCAGGGAGGACGACTTCCAGGCTAATCCTGTTGCAGCTAACACCAAGATGTACAATGTAGACTCTGTAATTTTTATCGAATTCTTTAACTAATATCCATGACGCCTAACGCACGCCTACTTATATCGGTTAAAACCGAATTATTGCCTACCGTATTTAAAGACGAATGGGCTATGTTTGTGGACAATGATATTAGCCTGGAGCTAGATCACATAACTACCGAGAACGAAATGACAGATACCTATTGGCACGCTTGGAACAATATAGTCGAAATGGCTATTTTAGAGTTCCAAGGCGAAAAGTTCGAGCTATTCGAGGACGACAAAGGTCTATGGGCTGTGCCTGTCAACGAAGTCTATCTTTTATTCAAAAAAACCAATATGTTATGACAGCAAATTCAGTATTTTTAGTCAACAATGCCTATGGCATCTATGTCCCGCAAATTTTCGCTAAGAACTTTATCCATGTAATTGCTAACAGAAGCGATATGGACACGTATTTAGACGACCTATTGTATGGCCCAGACAACGAGCTATATTGGGAGTCTTGGGATATGCTACTTGACAATGCCAAACTTAAGTTTGGCGACAAGGTCTATGAGCTACACCAAAACGATGGCGACCTTTGGGCTGTGCCGGTTGACGAGTTAGACCAGATTAGCGACTCTGAATTTGAAGGACTTGCAAACTACGCCAATGAAGACTAAAGCCGAAATGCTTAGCATGATGACTAAGCGCAATGCCGAAATGGTCAAGCAGTGCATACTTGTAGTCGAGACTATGCCTCCGGCGGTTATCCTCAAAGAAAAAGGCCAGATACTATACGATATTAAGCTAATGGAGGACAGAGGCAAGCAGTATTACAAGGATGAGCTAAAGGACTTGAAAAGGAAACTAAAGTATTTAAGATTTATTACTGCCCGTACAAGGGCTAAAAACACGAGGAAGAAACTATGAGCTATTCATTTTATGTTCGTTCTATCATTGAAGATATTGGTATACTATACCCAATATTATTATTTTTGTTTACTGTAACAGTAGCTTATTTTGTAATTAAATGGGCTGTACAAGCTGCTACTAAAGACCTTTATGATGATATTAAAGATGCCGTTAAAGCAGCTATAAAGGAGACCAAAAAATGACATACATAACGAAGGAAGTGCTACCTGGGCTGGAGGTAGAGTTTATGGGCCAACCATCATGGCAGGACAAAGGTATAGGCCGGTATGAGTGCCATGGCTATAAAGGAAACGATGTGCAGATTGTAGCCGTAATGGAGGATGATATAGAGTGGAATAAGAGTCTATATGATGCTGACCAAAATGCCATGCTTGAAGCCTATGTCGAGGCTAAGTATGACGACCTTGCTAGAGAAATGGAAGAAAACTATGCAGAAAACTATGATGGGCCGGACGAACCGGATTATGACCCTGACGACTACGACGAGTACGACTAAGTCATAAGGCGGCTCGCTACCGCCTCCTATCGCTCACCAATTTAACAACAAGTCTATGGAAACCACCATTGCAGGTCTAATTAGAGACGACAGAACGCTTGCAGAGATTAAGAAAAGTATAGCCGAAATGCAATCAAAGCGTGACGCACAAAAGCTATTATTCCACCAACACGCTGGCTACCTGAGTGGCAAATGCTACTTAAGGGAAGATATTCCGCAGGATATTGTGGATGCTATTGCACATCTAAGAGAACTCGCATTTGCCGACATTAATTCACTAACAATCGAACAACTAAAAGAAAAGTATGAACCTAGAGCAACTAAGGGATGATTTATCCAAACAAATCCGTGATGCTGGCTACGCTGGCTTTATTTTGATTACTGCTCCTAAAGACAATGGAGAGGGAGCAATTAGCATTCAGAGTGCTAGTTCCAGAGTCTATGACCATCCAGATGGATGCTACATTGCTGACGAGGACAGGACAATTAAGATAAAGCCAGACCACACAGAGGAGGAGTCTAACATCACCAACTCAATTCTACTGTCAGTTGCCAAGAAACTGGCTAACGAGTCTGATTTTGCATTCAGCAAGATAGACGAGGACTTCTTAATTACTAACGCCGATAAAATACTAAAGAATGATTGACTACGATAAAATCAAAAGCGTTGTTGATAGACACGAATGGCTATCCGAACAACTGAGCATTGCTAAGGATATAAAACTGGTACAAAACCTTGTTGTCTACACAGACGATGAAGGAACATTCAAGGAGTCAATAGACCCTGTGTTCGTTGACGTACCGAGGCTACAGGAACAGATTATAAGCCAAATTGAAACCAATCTAAAAAACATTGACAATGAACTTAGGAGACTCGTTGCACCAACCAAACCCGAACTCATTAGCTGACAGTTACTTCGCTGATTGGCTAACGAAAAACAAGCCCTTACTGATGCACTACAACAAGGAAGAAAGGCATGACGCCTACAAGCTACTGAAAAGTTTTATGATGGATCGCTATGAGAGGGGATTTATCCATGGCTTCTGCTACTCATTGTCAATTCTAACAGGTTTCACATGGATTGAGAATGACATAGGCGAGGAGTATCCAGAGTTGATAGCCAAGAAACCTGACCCTGACCTGCTATACTGGTATCCTTGTGACGAGGAAGGTCACCAGGCTAGAATGATTATTCTTGACAAATGTATTGAAGAAACAGCTAACAATGAATCCGAAGATTATTAACAAACTACGTTTACGGCCTACCCAATATCTGGTAGGCCAATCGTTTGCTAACGCCATTCAAATCTTTTCTTTTGAGGATGGCATTTTAGTAGCACATTGCGACCATTCAGGCCAGCCAACGCCAGGCAAACTAATGTTCTGGACACGCTCTGCATGGGTAGCATATGATGAGGCATATATCCTGGCAGCTTCATACAAAGCTATTAAGGCTTGCCTTGAATGTAATCTAAAGATTTTCCTCAAAGGAGATAAGGAAATGGACAATCAGGAATACTATGAACAGTGCAAACTGTTAGTCATCAACGGCCTTGAGAATATAGACTGGGAGAACGACCAAATTGACGTTGAGCTACTGTCCAAAGAGTATCTAAAGATGATTCAGGTCTACGCCGACAAGGAGGACTATGAAGCTGCGAGAGCAGTGAAGGATGGCCTAAGAGAATTTCTAAACAACCACGGACACAATATACCTAAAGACGCAACAGTAAAACTATGAAAATTCGTATCACAGACAGTCTATGCGGAGTGCCAGTTGGCACAATTTTGCCAGTAATCGTAACAGAGAAATCTACTTGGTGGGTCTATTATGAAGGCAAGGAGCACATGGTAGCTCCTTGGGAGGGTGTTGTTATAGACAACATGAAGTCGGAGGCCAGGCTACTGGCAAAGATTGAAGAACTCGAAACACTAAAGGAAGCGGCCGTAAACCTTGCTACCATTACTGATAATGCGTTCTTAGTCAGGAACGCTCATGTGTGGCAGCGTAGCCTTGAGGCCAGGATTAACCTCTTAAAATGGGTGCTACAACCCGATGAGCATGAAATCAACAAGAGCAAACCTCTTAGCCTTAAAATTGGCGGAGGAACTGAAAACTAAAGTTATCCCCAAAGAAGAAGGACCAAAGGCAGATAGACCAGTTATCGGTTTAGCTGCTGGCAATTTTGCCGATTACGTTGAAAACTACAGAGACAATGTCTTACCAAGAAGAAAGCCAGGAACTACAGGAAATCAAAGCGATTAGACTTAAACACGAAAAGCTAATCAAAGAAGATGGATGCATCGGCATATCCATAGTAATGAAAAACAAAAAGTCGGCTACGACCAGGGTGTTCATCACCAATGTCGAATCCATCCCTGAGACTAAAGAAGCCGTTATCGAGACTATGGTCGATATGCTTGTTATCCGAGACAGCCTAAAGCAGGAGATAAGGCTAATCGACGAGAACCTTGAACGTGTTGGCGTGCTACTCGGCATGAGCGATATCCTCAAAGAAATAATGGGCGATGCAGTCTTAGACAATTTATTCAAAGAAGCCAAAGCCGAAACAATAGCAAAGCATGCAAATAAAAATCTATAACTCCGACACAAATGAAGTCGTTTCCATAGCCATTGAACTACCGTTCAGTGGTTATGGCACTAAGGTGTACTATCAGGATGGCCTTTACTTTCTTGAGGCTAACAACGACCTCATCAAGAACGCTGACTACCATGTACTTGAGAGATATTCAGAAATTATAGCCCTCTCGCTTAAGCGCAAAC